TGATATTATCCATCAAGTCAATTATTTCGTCGTTTGTACGCATTTATTTTGCCTTTCTTCTATTAACTGTCTAAATTATACCACCGTTCTCTTAAAAGCACAAGCGTTCTTTTGAAAAAACTTTTTTTATTTTTTTGATTAAAAGTGTTGACAATAAAGAACGTTGTTGATATACTTATCTTGTTCTTTAAAAAGAACGAAATAAAAAAAACAAATTAAGAGAGGAGCAAGTATGGCAGTAGATTATTTACGCGTTAAAGCAGAACGCATTGCCAGAGGCTACACGCAAGACTATATGGCTAAGCAATTAGGATGGTCTGATCGAGCTAGATATGCAAAACGGGAGAATGGTTTTGTATCTTTTGATGCTGATGAATTAGCAAAAGTTGCTGAAGTTTTAGGCATTTCAAAAGATGATATTGGAATTTTTTTTACATACAACGTTCGCTAAAGAGAACGATTATTTGTTTTAAAAACAAAAAAACGACTGCTGGAACAGTCGCTAACTAAATTAATTTACTTAATTATATCACAAGGAGATCACTATGGACAATATCTTAATGAGTTTGTCCGACTGGATAAAAGAATTTATTGAAAAAACAGTTAACAAATTAGTCCAAATGAAGTTAGACGAACTCAATGCAGAATTATGGACCAGAGAAAAAGTAGCAGAGAGGCTTAACATGAGCCCCGGCACTTTTGACAAATACTACAGACACGACAAAAATTTTCCAAAGGAATTGCCAGCTGTCCGTTGGAAAAAAGCTGAAATCATAGCTTGGCTAAATAACAAATAAGACTTTTGGACGAGATCGAGGAGAAATAACATGAAACTATTAGATTTTATTTTTACAAAACCAAAAAAACAGGAAAAATCAAAATGGACGATTGAAAACAACGGTTGGGAAGCTAATGCACGTAGATATAACCAAAAGCACGGTTTACCTGCTAAACAAATTTAGTAGGAGACGGATAACATGAACAGAATAAAAGAGTTGCGCAAAGAAAAAGGCTTGACTCAGCAAGATCTTGCAGAAGAAATATACGTGCATTATAGGACGATCCAACGCTGGGAAAATAAACACAAAATTGCGCTTGATCAAGCGCAATTACTAGCAGATTATTTTGATGTATCAGTCGCTTACCTGCTCGGATATAGCGATACTACAAAAGATAACAAAGATTTTATCACAATATCTGTCAAAGAGTACAATGAGCTTAAAAAACGATCAGATGTTTTAGATGGAGTTATTGAGACGTTAAAAGACAAGAGATGCGAAAGCTATTTTTGAAGAAGGGAGATAACATATCTTGGCGCAGTCAGACAGATATACATACTGCAGTCGAGGCTCTATATAAGCGGATTTAGCGAAGACTGGGAGAGCAACTATTTTGAGGTCCAAGCTTTGCTTGGGCAAGAGATCGACAAGCTACAAAATAAAGTCATAGCTCTGACAAGAGAAAACGATAGACCGAAAGCTGAAAAGTGGCAGTTAAAACGTAGAAAGAGGAAATAACATGGCTTATTTATACGAATTAGAAGGCATTTACGCACAATTACAGTCAATGGATTTAGACGAAGAAACATTTCAGGACACGCTGGACAGTATTGATTTTCAGGCGGATTTAGAAAACAACATTGAATATTTTGTCAAAATGTTAAAAAATGCTCAAGCTAACGAAGAAATGTATAAAGCTGAAAAAGAAGCTTTTTACGAAAAGCAAAAACAAGCGCAAGCTAAAATTGATAAATACAAAGAGACGATACATTTAGCAATGGCTTTGTCTAATAAGAAAAAAGTAGATGCTGGAATGTTTAAAGTGTCGCTACGAAAAAACAAAAAAGTTGAGGTGCTGGACGAAACAAAGATTCCTCTCGAATATATGACCGAAAAAATTGAGCGGAAGCCAGATAAAAAAGAATTAGCTAAATTACTTAAAACTGGTCAAGAAATTGCTGGAGTTGAGTTAATTGAAACTGAAAGTTTACAGGTAAAATAGATGAAAATCACTAAAGCAACAGAAATAAAAAATAATGATAGTTGTTATTTAATCTATGGTAATCCAGGGTTTGGAAAAACATCAACTGCAAAATATTTGCCCGGAAAAACTATTGTAATCAATATTGATAAGTCGGCAAAAGTCCTTAGAGGGAACGAAAATATTGATATTGCGGATATAGATACGCATAAAATTTGGGGAGAGTGGTTAGACACAGTAAAAGAGTTACTAAATGGAGCAGCGAATGATTATGACAACATCGTTATAGATAATGTCTCCGAGTTATTTAGGGCTTGCCTAGCGAATCTTGGGCGCGAGGGTAAAAATCATCGTGTGCCAAGTCAAGCTGATTATCAACGAGTTGACTTTACTATTTTAGATAGTCTGCGAGCGCTACTGCAATTAAATAAACGCATTGTATTTTTAGCTTGGGAAACCTCTGATCAATGGACTGACGAAAACGGAATGATTTATAACAGAGCAATGCCAGATATCAGGACAAAAATATTAAACAACTTCCTTGGACTTACAGATGTTGTGGCTAGATTGGTCAAAAAAACTACAGACGATGGGGAAGAAGTGAGAGGTTTTATTTTACAGCCATCAGCTAGTGTTTATGCTAAAAATCGTTTAGATGATCGCAAAGGGTGTAAAGTGGAGGAATTATTTGAAACTACGTGATTATCAAGAAGAATTACTAACAGCCATCAGGAGGTCATTAGCGACTGGAAATAAACGAATAATCGTCCAGTCGCCTCCCTAGAAGTGGAAAGACAGTCGTTATGGCCCATATCGCAAGAAGCGCTACGGATAAAGGAAACAGAGTATTGTTTTTTAGCCACAGAAAAGAAATCAATGAACAGGTAGAGAGAACATTTGCAGCAAATGGAGTTAACTCAAATCTGTTAACTATCGGTGGTGTGCAGTCGTTAGTCAGAAAACTAGACAGTCTCTCTCAACCAGAGGTGATCTTGATTGACGAGGCTCACCACAGTAAAGCCAAGTCTTACTTAAAAATCATCGACCATTTCAAAAACGCTTATGTATTGATGTTTACTGGGACACCAGTCAGGTTAAATGGAGATGGATTTGATGACATTGCGGATGATTTGGTAGCTGGGAAATCTGTCAAATGGCTGCAAGAACACGGTAATATAGCTAACTTTAAATACTATGCTCCGTCCATGATTGATAATTCTGCCCTCAAAAAAAGAGGTGGAGAGTTTACTAAGGATTCTGTTAATCAATCCATGAAATCGGTTATCTATGGTGACGTTATTAAACACTATGAAAAGCTAGCAAAAGGAAAGCAAGCTATCGTTTATACGCACAGCGTAGAAGCCTCTCATTTAGTCTCTGACACGTTTAATCAAGCAGGGTATCAATCGCAATCAGTCAGCGGTAAAACGTCTAAAAGCGAACGAGAAGAAGCTATGCAAGCATTCAGAGACGGAAAGTTGAGAATACTCGTTAACTGCGAATTGTTTACGGAAGGGATAGACCTGCCTAATGTTGATGTTTGCATTATGTTGAGACCAACTCAATCGCTATCGCTATACTTGCAATTTGCTATGAGGCCGTTGAATCCAAGAGATGGAAAGATAGCTATTATTATTGATCACGTTGGCAATGTAGAGCGTTTTGGCTTACCTAACATGGATAGGGAATGGCGTTTAGATGGAAAGACTAAACAAAAGCAATCCACTAAGATTGGTGAACCTACCACAAGGGTATGTGATGACTGTTATGCCACGTATTGGTCCGATACTCGTATCTGTCCGGAATGTGGGCATGAAAATGAGTTAACAAAACGTGAAATTGAAGAAATCAAAGAAGCTGAATTACAAGAAATATCTGAACAAAAACAACTAAAACTAAAAAATAGAGTTAGTACTTATCAATCACCAGATCTTTGTCGGACGATGGATGAACTAACCGAATATCGAAAACAACATGGATACAAGCCAGGATGGCAGTATCACATTGCTAAAAAATTAGGAATTTTATATTAAAAGGAGAAACACAATATGTTTGAAATCGACTACTCACAAGCTAAAGAATTCGCTTCAATTACTGATGGAACTTACGAAACTTTTGTTGAAAAAGCCGTCCAAGATGCAACTAAAAACGGCGCAGACTTTATTAACATCCATTTCAGAATTCGCAAAGACTTCCAGCAGGAATTTCAAAATAACATTATTTTTCATCGTATCTTTGCCAAAAAAGAAGATGGTAAATATCCAGTCGGGGCAATCATGAACCTTGCAAAACAAGCTGGAATTCCAGACGGAACTAAGTTTAAGTCTTTGGATGACTACTTAAATCAATTGCTCAATAAATGCCTTAAAATTACCGTTAAAAACGAAACATCAGAGTATAACGGTAATACTTACAATAATTTAAACGTGAAACGTATTGAGAAATCCGACATTCCTACGATGGTTAACCCTGTAGAAGAATTTAAAGAAGACGATCTACCGTTCTAATTATGAGGGGGATGATAGATTACGCAATCTATTATCAACAAAAGGGATTTTCAGTCATACCAATTTCAAAAGATGGCAAAAAACCATTAGTCGCTTTTGCGGATAAACCAGCTTTTACAGAGCATGAGCTACGTCTTATATGGAAAGATAATCCTGATGCAAATATCGCCTTAAAAACAGATACATTTTTTGTCATAGATATTGATGTCCATAACGATGTCGATGGTCTGAAAAGTCTAAGGGAATGGGAGCATGCAAGGTTGATACCAAAAACCTTGCAAGCAACCACGCCTAGTGGAGGACGGCATATCTACCTAAAAAAACCACAAGGTGTTTCCATGGCGCAAAATATCGGTTTTATTGATGGCGTTGATTTGAAGGCTCATGTTAACAATTATGTGCTGGTACCACCATCAAATAATGCCAAAGGCATGTATGAGTGGGATATGGTGCATTCGCCAACCTCTGGCGAAATGACCGAAGCACCTCTTGAGTTGATAAATGTATTGCGAGAATTAAGACCTGCCTATGAATATGATGCCAGTAGTTTTACATCTGGAGATTACCAAGGTAGCAATAAAACAGCTAAATTATTTGAGACGATTGTCCTTGGTTTTGGTGATACAGGCGGCCGTAATAATGCTTTAGCTGAATTTGTAGGAGGTCTATTGCTTAGAAATGTAGATGTTGAAATAGCTTACACATTAGCTAAAATGGCTAACCATAAAACTGCGGACCCTTTAAGTGATAAGGAGTTTGAAAGAACGTTTAAAAGCATGTGTGATAAGGAGTTGAGGAGGAGAAGTGGATTTTGAATTTTACAGAGAAAAATTAAATGAGGAACCTGGCATTGAACCAGGTAAACCTAAAACATGGTCTGCTATTAAATCCAAGCTGGTAGCATACCGAAGAGAGTGGTTAGAAGAAGCTGGTAAAGATGTTAAAAATCTATCAGAACTAGCGGTCGCCATCGGAATTAATAAATTCCTGCATGTTATTACCTTGGAAAACGGGAAAGTAGCTATCTATGATCCAGACCAAGGATATTACATCAAGGACTATAAATTTGCTTATAAATTGATCCATATTTTACAACCTACGTTTAATGAGACAAAGTGTCGCAACGTGTTGTTTATGTTGGCGAGTATGGATAGGAAATATGGGGCAATGGACTTCGAACCAGAATATCACGATGTACGGCGATACATATTGGTTAAAAATGGCATTTATGACAAAAAAAATAAGGCACTTTTACCTTTTGATCACCAATTTATCAATTTTAGCACTATTGAAACAGAACTTATTCCGAACGCTCCTCTCCCAACCATTGATGGTTGGGACGTTGAGTCGTGGTTACTAGATTTAATGAGCGGAGATAAAGACCTCGTCCAGTTATTATGGCAAGTCGTGGCAGCATCGTTAAATGGTAATTATTCTTATCGTAAGTCCATTTGGTTCGTGGGAGATGGTAATGACGGTAAAGGGACGTTTCAACAGATGATCAGTAATCTGGTTGGTTTTAAAAATGTCGCTCCTCTGAAATTAAATCAATTTTCAGAGCGCTTCGGTCTTGCGATTATTGAGGGGAAAACGGTGATTATCGGAGACGATGTTCAAGCTGGTATCTATGTAGACGAAAGTAGCAACTTTAATTCAGTCGTGACTGGAGAGCCTGTCAGTATCGAAAAAAAAGGCGAGAACCCTTACATGGCGATATTCAAAAAAACCGTCATACAATCAACAAACGGAATGCCTGTATTTAAAAACAAATCAAACGGTACTTATCGTCGTATTATCATTATTCCGTTTAAAAAAACATTCTCTTCCGCAGAAGATAATTGGGCTATTAAAGACGATTACATCAATAGAAAAGAGGTTCTTGAATACGTTCTATGGAAATCTATCAATTTAGATTTTGATAAATTTTATGAGCCTAAGGTTACACAGGATCGTATGAGGGAATTTAAGGAAGAAAATAACACGATTCTCAAATTTTTAAATGAGTATTTAGAAGATGTTGAATCGACAAGATTGCCTGTACGTTTTTTGTGGGATGTTTACCAATCTTGGTGCACAGAAAACGGTGTAACAAAGCCCAAAAAATCAAATTTTGAAAAAGAACTAGCAATCAATTTGCCAGACGGTTGGGAAAAAACCAAAAGTAAGCCATTAAACTACTTTAAGCCTATCAACGATAAACCTTATTATTGGATTGACTACAATTTTCAATGGGATGATAGTAAAGATGGTAAAAAAACAGCAGTAATTGTTCAAAAAAGTTACTAGGACACCGGAGGTTACCGCAACCGGTAACCGTTAAAACCGTTGGGAGAGTAAGGATAAAGGCCTTTGGTTACCGAGTTACTTCTATTTCTCTATTTTAATAAAAAATAATAATAAATATATATATAAAGAGAGTTGAAAAATGCGGTAACTCGGTAACCAAATCACCAAATAGCTTGGGAGAGTAAGGAGGAGAAGGACACCGCAACCGGTAACCAAGTGAGTAACCGGTGTCCGAAATAATTATATGACAACAGAATCACTAATCCAAAACCAAATCCGTGTTGCTCTATCAAAAGCGGGCCATATGGTTTTTAGAGCTAACGTTGGTAAAGTCAAAACAGTAGACGGTAGATTATTTGATACGGGACTACCTAAAGGTTTTTGTGACTTGTTTGGATTTAAGCCAGACGGGCAAATATTCTTCATTGAAGTAAAAAACGAAACAGGTCGAGTAAGGCCTGAACAGAAAAAATTTATGGAGGTAATGGCATCTAGGGGAGCTCTGGTAGGAGTAGCTAGATCTGTGGAAGATGCCTTAAAAATAGTCAATGACACTAGTAGATGATTTTTACAAACAAATGGAGCCGTCAATCAAAGCGTTTTTAGACGATAACATTACCATCGCAGACAAAGAAGAAGCTGACAGAGTCTATAGATCTGTCAAATACTATAAAAAACTAAACAGATTGCCGCCACCTGATGTATTGGAGTGGTTCCAACGAATCTACACGACAGAGGAAATGATAATGTTAATCAAGCAGTCTTACCGCCTTAAACAAAAAAAGACAGATGAGGATGACAAGATTTACGAAAAGTGGATGTTTAAAAACTACGGTGACGTTAAGCTCGTTAAAAAAATCAAACGCATAAACGCATTAGCTAAGGCTCGGGAGATGGGTCTATGAAAAGACACAGACAGTGGCATAACGATATTAAATATACACCTAGATCTTACGATAATCTGTTGCCTTACGATATATCAGAGCTGTTAATAGCTCACAGATGCAAAATAAAGATGTCTGATGACGTTTTAGCGGACAGGATAGGTATTTATACTTGGCAATTAAAAGCGCTCTTAGAACGCAGAATATTGCCAAATGAGAGCGTGTGTAAAACGATAGTAAATTATTTGAGGGAGGTGGAGAGATGCTGACGGAAGATACGTTTAAAAAAATTGAGGAGCTTGAAGCTGCTTGTCAGGATACGACAGATAACATTAAAAAACCATCACACTATCAAGGCAGGCATGGCATGGAAGCAATCGATGTGGTTAAAAACTTTTCAGCTTGTCCAGAGCACGAGGAAGGTTTTTACTGGGGCAATGCTGTTAAGTACCTTTTGCGGTATCACGCTAAAAATGGTGTTGAAGACCTCAAAAAAGCACGGCAGAACCTTGATTGGTTGATTAAAAAGTTGGAGGAAGTGGAATGAAGAAACCAAATCGTTATCCGTACAGTAAATCAAAATTTAATGGTTGTATTTACCAGTTGCATGCAGCCAGCTTTAAAGATGAACAATATGTTGAAGATTTAAAATCATGCGGCATACATTATCAAATTACAAAAATTGGTTATTTTCCTGATATTTTTATAAAAATTGATAATCTCGAACAATTACAAATATTAATAGATAAAACAGGACACGATTTAATACTTAGTAAAGACCAAATTTGGATTTATGATGACTATATGGAATGAGGAGTAATAATGATACCAAAATTTAGAGCATTTAATAAAAAGATCCAAAAAATGTATAGCATTGATGGCTTTAAATCAAGTGAACGCAAAATATACAGATGCAGCTTAGCAGATGATGAGTTTCGCTCTGGTCGCTTAGAGACGTTTCATTTTGTCGAGGATAACCTTGATGATTATATTCTCAGGCAATCAACAGGACTGTTTGATAAAAACGGCGTGGAGACACCATCAAATACGAAAAGCACGAATTTAAGACAAAGAAAGAGGCTGAACGTTTCAGAGGTAAATTAGGTAAAAACTCTGAAATCTATAAAGTAAGCTATTTGAGGTATTGATATGGCTGGATTTTTAAAATTCATGGTTATTAGTGCTTGTCTATTACTTGCTATTCTGATTTTCATTGCAGGAAACAAGACTTATAAAGAAAGTAAAGCGGATAAGGTGGTTTGGATTATCTTTGATGCCTACGCTATCGCCTTGATTTTCACAGTGATAAAGATTTTTGGGGGATGATATGAACAATAAAAATCTATACGGGCTAGTGTTATCTGTTTTGGCACTATCGCTATCAATGTTTAACCTAGGTATGATTATTTCTAAACATCATTACAAGCCACAGATAGCAAAGTTGCAAAAGCAAGTTGAAACGCTAGAGGCAAGAAAATCAACTATCATTTACCAAGTAGATAATGCTGGTGGCAATATTGGTACTGTTACAGAGAAATCAGTTGTTGATGGTCATTATACTGTCACTATTGGAGCTTATGGCAAGTTCCTTGTGACTAAAGAGCAATTTGACAGCATCAACATTGGTGATGATGCCCCAGATTACTTGAAACATAGAGGTAGTTAATGGAAGAAATAAAGCTCGAGACAACAATAACCAAAGAACAATATGATGCTATTTTTGGTGAAAAATTTGATTATCATTATTTCAACTTAAAACGTAAGGCTTTAAATCGTAAAAGAAAAGAGGTAAATAAAATGAATGTTGTAATCTATTTTAAAAACGGAAACACAGCATATTTTAAAGATGTTGAAGATTATAGTGCAGATAATCTAAAAATTGTATTTTCATACTTTGGTGTTTCATCACAAGAAAGAAAGTCAGCAACCTTTTATAAGGATAGTATTGCTGGTATTGCAAAGACAAAGGGGGCAAACAATAATGAATAAACGCCAAAAGAAAAAACGCTTAGAGCGTAAGAAAAAGGAAATGTTAAGAAGTATAGATTTTTTGGAAAATATCTATACAAAAGCGGCAGAGGGAATGCGTCTTGAGTATTACAAGATGCCGCAAGGAGAAGAAAAAACATACCACGATTTCTTTATAACTGGTTTTGAATATGCAATAAAGGTATTTGATTTGGCTAAAAACCAAATCAGGAGCATTGAATGAAATTTGAGTTTTCTCTGCCACGCAACACAAAGTTAAAAGCTCTAAATATGGTTGTTAATAGCAATGATAGATTTCATAATGTTGATAAAGCCAAAATAACCAAGCGTATTAGAGTTTTTGCTTATTGGCACACTTTGGCAACAAAGGATAAAAAGAGGGCTGCTTTTAGCCCCTCTACCCCTTGTGAGGTTACAGTTACAATTTACAGTCCTACCAATTCTAAACTAGACCCACCTAATTTATATCCGACTGTAAAAGCTATTATTGACGGTATGACAGATGCGGGTATTTGGACAGATGATAATCACAAGGTTATTAAAAAGCTGTCCTTTGTCTATGGTGGATTGAGTGAAGAAAAGGGGCATTATCGGTTAGTGTTTGATATAGAAAGGGTAAGGGATGACTAAGAAAAAAATAGAACGCTTGTCAGTTATCCACCGTAGAGAAATCAATTGGCTCAAGTGGTATTTTTTGAGAGATAAGAAAAACCCAGAAAAAACTATACTAGAGCAGAAGATACAGGATGCTTTTTTAGAGAATAACGTTGAGCAGACTGTATTTTTAGTTAATCTTAAAACAGTAACAGATGACTATATCATAAAATCAGACAAAAAGATGTTAAAAGCAATAAAAGAGGTCTATGTTTACGAAAGTATCAATGTGATCGGTGCATGTCAGAAAATTTTGTATCTTAGCCCTAGCCCAGCGTACTCTTACATCAATAAGTGGTTTGATGAGTATTTTGTTTCGACATACAAGCATATCCCATTATCCAAATAACCGTAAAAAGCCCCAAACCTATGTATCTATAATCAAGGTACATAGGTTTTTTATTTGGGGGATAACATGGATAGTCTAAAACCACATCACAAACATAACACGATAAATCAGTACAATTTACTAGATTATGATGCCACGCGCACAGATGGTAAGTATGATATACCAATGCTTGAGTCGGTTGACCATGTGCCAAGGACATTGCAGGGGTTTAACTATGTCTTGAATAAACCAAACTATTCAGCAGGAGTACATTTTTTCTTAGATGATTACCAATTTGAGAGAATTTGGAAACGCCCAGATTTTTATATAGAAAAGCTAGCTGGATTTGATTGTGTACTTACACCAGACTTTAGCCTATATACTGATATGCCAATATCAATGCAGCTATGGAATGTGTACAGGTCAAGGTTGATAGGTCAGATAATGCAAAATTGGGGTTATACAGTGATACCAACAGTATCATGGTCAACCCAAGAAAGTTATAATTTTTGTTTTGATGGCTTACCTCAAAATAGTACAGTAGCAATTAGCACTATAGGTATCAAACAGCGTAAAGAGCGCTTAGACTTGTGGAAAGATGGGGTAGATGCCATGCTTAAAAAGCTAGCACCTAAGCGTATCTTAGTATATGGAGGTATGGTAGATTATGATTATAAAGGTATCGAAGTTATTTATTTTGGCAATGATACAACAGAAAGGATGGATAAATGGGTGGTAGAGGAGCAAGCTCTGGAATGAGTGATAAAGGCGATAAATATGGCACAGAATATAGCACCATACATAAAGTAGGTAATATTAAATTTGTAACTCAGAATGGTAAAGGGTCGCAGCGAACACCTAAAGAAACCATGACAAAGAATAGGGTATATGCCTTGATAGATAGAAACAAGAATAAACCTAAAAGCATTATCTATTTTGATGGGAGTAATAAGAGACGGAAACAAGTTGACCTTGACCATAAGCATAAGGAAATGCAACCACATACTCACCATGGTTATAACCACAATGAGTATGATGTTGGTAAAAAAGGAGGGACTAGATTAACTACGAAAGAAAAGAAGATGGTTGAACGGGTTATGAAAGAATGGTATAATTACAATAAGAAACGCAAGGAGTAGTATAGAGTGAGTACACCTTGATGGAGGAGGCTCAGGTTGAAATCCTGACTATTGCGTTACATCTTAGCCCCTTAATTGGGGTTTTTTTGTGCTTAATTTAAAAAACAATAGTAAAACTTCCCCTCTTTAGCCATATAAAATGTAATCATGAGTAGCAATACTTGTGATTTTTTGTTGGAAAGGAGGTAGCGAATGAATGAAAGACAGAGGCGCTTTGCAGATGAGTACATAAAGACAGGAAATGGTTATCAATCAGCAATTAAAGCTGGTTATAGTGAGAATTATGCCAATAATCGTATTACTGAATTGTTGGGAAATGTTGGGATAAAAGAGTATATCAATAAACAGATGCAAGAGTTGCATAAGTCAAACATTATGGATGCCACAGAGGCTCTTTCTATCCTTTCTGAAATTGCTAGAGGTAAAAGAGATGAGGAAGTGTTGATACTTAATCCGACAACAGGAAAAGTTGAAAGACACACAAAGAAAGCTGATAATGCAACGGTTATTAAAGCTATTACTGAAATCTTAAAACGCTACCCAACAGCTAAACAGTCTGAAAAACTAGAACTTGAGATTGAGAAATTAAAATCACAATTGACAGAGGCACAGTTTGAAGATGATACCATCACAATTATTGATAGTTGGGAGGTAGAGGATGAAAGTAATTGATATTCAGAAAAATGTAAATCCCCACTTTAAGAGTGTCTGGTTATCTAAGAAACCTTACAACATCCTAAAAGGTGGGCGTAACTCTTTCAAGTCATCCGTCATTACCTTAAAGCTAATCATTATGATGATTTGGTACATCGTGAGAGGGGAAACAGCAAACATTGTTATTGTCCGTAAGGTTGCAAATACAATCCGGGATAGTGTCTATAATCAAATTCAATGGGGGTTAGGTTTATTTGGTCTTACCAGTCGCTTTAAGATGACAGTAAGCCCATTTAAGATAACTCACAAAAAAACAGGCTCAACATTTTATTTTTATGGTCTGGATGATTATCAAAAACTGAAATCAAATAACATTGGGAATATCATTGCTGTTTGGTATGAGGAGGCTGCCGAATTTTCAAGCGCAGAAGAATTTGACCAAACCAATATTACATTTATGCGGCAGAAACACCCACGCGCCCCATTTGTGCAAATTTTTTGGTCATATAACCCACCTATAAATCCGTACAGTTGGATAAATGAGTGGTATGAAAAAATGAACACTATGGATAATTACTTGTGCCATTCTAGTACCTATCTTGATGATGAGTTAGGCTTTGTAAATGAGCAGATGTTAGCTGATATAGAGCGTATTAAAGAAAATGACTACGACTATTACAGATATGTCTATTTAGGCGAGCCAGTAGGGCTTGGTAATAATATCTATAACATGAGTACATTTCACCCATTAGATGCCTTGCCAAGCGATGATAGGCTTATAGGAGTATCATTTGCTCTAGATGGTGGGCATCAGCAATCAGCCACCGCTTGTTGCGCTTTTGGCATCACAGCTAAAGGTAAGGTAATTTTGCTTGATACTTGGTACTACAGCCCAGCAGGTCAAGCAGTAAAGAAAGCACCTAGCCAATTATCACAAGACATTTACTATTTCACCACAAAAGTTATCAGCAAGTATAAAGTACCAATCTTGCAGTACACAATAGATAGTGCTGAGGGAGCGTTGAGAAACCAGATGTACCTTGATTTTGCGATTAGATGGCATCCAGTAGCTAAATTAAAGAAAGTGACAATGATTGACACTTTCCAATCATTATTGGCAGAGGGGAGATTTTACTATCTCAATACAGAGAATAATAAAGTGTTTATTGAAGAACACAAAATGTACAGATGGGATGAAAAGACAATACAAACTGATAATCCAAATGTCATTAAAGACGCTGACCACACATGCGACGTGGCACAGTATTTTGTATTAGATAATGCAAAATTGCTTAGTTTGCGTGTTGGTAATTCATAAGGAGGGCAAACATGAGCCTAATACAAAGAGTAAAAGACTTTTTCAACCGTGGGAGGTATAACATGGAAACATCACACTTAAACAGCATCCTAGACCATCCAAAGGTAGCTGTTACACAGAAAGAATTTGCGAGAATACAGCACAATCTAAGTTATTATCAATCTAAATTTGATGATATTGAGTACATCAATACAGATGGCGATAGAAAACGTAGAAAGATGCAGCACTTACCACTAGCACGCACAGCTGCTAAAAAGATTGCCAGCCTAGTTTACAATGAACAAGCAGAAATTACAGTAGATGATGACACGCTTAATGACTTTCTAAATGACATGCTAGGCAATGACCGCTTTAATAAGAACTTTGAACGTTATCTTGAAAGCTGTCTAGCACTTGGAGGGCTTGCTATGCGCCCTTATGTGGATGGTGATAAAATCCGTGTGGCATTTATTCAAGCACCAGTATTTTTGCCGTTACAGAGCAACACACAGGATGTATCAAGTGCTGCTATCTTAACTAAGACCATCAAGACGGAAAATAGAAAGAATGTGTACTATACACTTGTTGAGTTTCATGAGTGGGTAAGACCAGATGGGCAAGAAGTAGGCAGCACAAAAGATAAGAGCCTATACCGTATTACTAATGAGCTTTATAAATCAACATCAGATAGCACACTTGGCGAGCGTGTGAACTTGAGTGAGTTATACCCGGACTTACAACCAATAACACCAATACAAGGTTTGTCACGCCCACTATTTACCTACTTAAAAACACCTGGCATGAATAACAAAGACATTAATAGTCCACTAGGTCTATCAATCTTTGACAATGCCAAAACTACTATTGATTTCATCAACCGTACCTATGATGAATTTATGTGGGAGATTAAAATGGGGCAAAGACGCGTGATTGTGCCAGAGCAAATGACACAATTAAAAGTGCAAGATAGCCATGGAGAAATTACATTCAAACGCCGCTTTGATGTTGAACAAAATGTGTATATGCAAGTTGGGGCAGGTAATATGGATAGTGGGGGCATTGTTGACCTTACAACCCCTATTAGGTCATCTGATTATATATCAGCTATTTCAGAGGGGCTTAAACTCTTCGAAATGCAGATTGGAGTATCTAGTGGCATGTTTACCTTTGATGGTCAAGGAGTTAAGACAGCAACAGAGATTGTAAGTGAAAACTCTGATACATACCAAATGAGAAATAGCATTGTTGCACTTGTCGAGCAATCCATTAAAGAACTTTGCGTGTCCATATGTGAACTTGGTAAAGCTGTTGGTATCTATAAGGGTACTATCCCAGAATTAGATGATATTTCTGTAAATCTTGATGATGGCGTATTTACTGACAGACATGCAGAGCTTGATTATTGGATGAAAATGGTAGCTGCTGGATTTGCGACACAGAAAAGAGGTATTGCTAAGACACTTGGCATTACAGAAGATGAGGCAGCCAAAGAACTTGCTGAAATTAATGGAGAGATACCACCAGAGAATGATGCAGAGCTTGCTTTATACGGTAAACAAAACACAGTAGGAAATAGTAAGAACACAGTAGATGATGAAGATGGGGCTTAATTATGAGCAATACTAAGAAACGCCCAACCATCAATGACCAGCAACTATCATTACATATGCAAGGTGTGAGTGATATTTACTCTAAGATGCAGATTGAGCTATTTGATAGCATGATTAAACGCTTAAAAGACCGTGGCAATGCTGACCTTGCAGAAAATCCTTATATCTGGCAACTAGAAAAGCTAAATGATATGCACATGCTCAATGAGGAGAACTTGAAAATCATTGTTGAGCGTACAGGGATTGCTGAAAGTCTTTTGAGAGAGGTTATTGAAAACGAGGGCTTAAAAGTCTATCGAGACACTAAGCAACAGTTAGAGGAGGATTTGGGTAGGTCAGCGAGTGGAACAGTTAGAAATGGTGTAACTGATGCACTAGAGGCTTATACACAGCAAGCTATAAACGACCTCAATCTTATCAATTCCACTTTGCCAGCAAGCATACAGGCTGTTTTTAAGTCAGTAGTAGAGCAGACAGTAGCACAAGTGGTAGCTGGAACTAAAACAAGTGACAGAGCTTTACATGATACCATCATGGCATGGCAGAAAAAGGGATTTACAGGTTTTACAGATAGCGCTGGTAGAGATTGGAGGGCAGACAGCTATGCTAGGGCAATCATTAAAACAACAACTTACAGGGTATATAATGACATGCGTACCAGACCGGCAGAGGAGCTTGGTATTGACACCTTTTACTACTCAATCAAATCAAGTGCTAGGGCTGCTTGCGCCCCATTGCAAGGTAAGATTGTTACAAAAGGAGCTGGTAGGATAGAAAAAGGTATTACCATCCATAGCTTGCTTGATTATGGTTTTGGTACTGCTGGTGGGTGTTTAGGTGTCCATTGTGGACATTATCTGACACCGTTTATAGTTGGAGTAAACACTATTCCAGAGTTACCAGATTATATTAAAGACCTAACACCAGAGCAAGCAGAAGAAAATGCACGTATCGAGGCTAAACAAAGAGCCTTAGAGCGTAACATTAAGCATCACAAAGAAAGACTGCACTACGCCCATACAATGGGAGATGATGAGCTAATACAGGCTGAAAGACTTAAAGTCAGAGCTTATCAAGGAAAAATCAGAGTTCTTGTTGATAACCATGTTTTTTTAAGTCGAGATTATAGTAGAGAGCGTATATATGTTTAAGTATTGAGAGGGTTACTGTTAGTAGCCCTCTTTTTGTGTTTAAAACCGTAAAAAATCCCATTTAACCCAAAGTAAACTGAAATAGTAAATAAAGTTTTTGCTTTTGGTGGGGGTTAACCACCTAAAAAAGGACTAGGAGGTTATAAATGGCATTTACAAAAGATGAACTACTCAAACTTGGATTGACAGAGGAACAGGCTAAAGAAGTCTTTGCATTGCGTGGTAAAGAGCTTAATGCAGATAAATCAGCCTTGGAAACTATCACACAAGAACGAGATAGCCTTAAATCACAGTTGCAAAACACAGAGGCACAGCTTGAAACGTTGAAGGCAGATGCAAATACAAGCGCTGAGCAGAAAGAGGCTCTTGATAAATTGCAAGCTGAATATGACAAGTACAAAGCTGATGCAGCTGCTGAACTTGCACAAACTCAAAAGGTCAATGCTATCAATCTTGCATTGAAAGATACTACCGCACACAATCCATCAACCTTGATGAAGTTTATTGATGTTGATGCCATTGAACTTGATGAAAATGGCAAGCCAAAACTAGATGACATCATCACAGGCTTAAAGGAAAGTGACCCATATCTTTTTAAAGCAGATGATGACAAACCTAACCCAAATATCGTACCGCCAGGCAATCCAGCGGCAAATGGCGCAGGTAATACTGACCCATTCCAAGCGGTTATTGATGGCTACGGTAAATAAGTGAAAGGAGATTAGAACATGCCTAATCAAAACAACCCAGCCCGTCGCTATGAAAAGCAATATGCGGGTATCTTGCAAACCGTCTTTGGTGTACGCAAAGCTTTTACAGGAGCTTTATCACCTATCCAAGTTTTGGATGGCGTACAAGAAAATGCTAAAGCATTCTCTGTTAAAACAAACAACACACCAGTAGTTATTGGTACTTACAAAACAGGTGCAAATGATGGTGGATTTGGTGATGGTTCTGGAGCTAACTCACGCTTTGGAGACTTGACAGAAATCAAGTACGAAAACACAGATGTCGAGTATGACTATACTCTTACCATCCATGAGGGTCTTGACCGTTACACTGTCAACAATGATTTAAACGCTGCTATTGCTGACCGTCTGAAATTACAATCAGAGGCACAGACACGCCAAATGAACAAGCGGATTGGTAAATTCATGTCAGACAATGCAGGTCAGACAGAGGCGCTTGCTGATTTCACAGAGGATAATGTTAAGGCTTTGTTTAACAAGGTCAATGCTTATTACATCAATCAGGAAGTGACCGCACCAGCCACCATTTACCTACGCCCAGAGCTGTACAATGCCATTATTGACATGACAGCAAACACATCTGCTAAGGGCTCAAGCGTATCTATTGATAACAACGGGCTTGCACGTTACAAAGGATTTGCTTTGGTTGAGACACCAGCACAATACTTTGATACAGGCGTTTTGGCAGTATTCTCACCAGATGGCATTGTCATTCCATTTGTGGGTATCTCAACAGCCCGCTCTATCGAGGCAACAGCGTTTGATGGTGTGCTTTTACAAGCAGCAGCTAAAGGTGGTACTTACATCCTTGATGACAACAAGAAAGCTGTTGTTAAGGTTACAGGAACAGTTGTCTAGGGGGTAAATAATGGCATTATACAAAGCAACTAAAAACCTAGTTTTTCAATCATTAGGTAAAGCTGTAATTGTTGATGAGGTTATTGACCTTGAGCCAGATTATGCTGAAAAGGTCAATAAAGACCTCAAGCTGACTTTCCCAGATGTTGAGGCTGTACTTGTACCAGTGGATGCAACTGAGAGTGTTGAGGCTGAACAACCTAAAAAGACAACACGCAAAAAGAAAGCAGAAGATATTGCTGAATAAATAAGGGGTGGCAACATCCTTTATTTTCAAAAGGAGGTGGCACATGCCTTATTTAACTAAAGATGAGTTTGTTGAAATGGGCTTTGATGAAGTAACTGATTTTGACAAATTAGCAAAGAGAGCAGCCATTGCCGTTAACCTATACACTCAAGGCATTTACCAACAGTACATTGACTTTGAGCATGAGGCTGATTATCGCAAATCCGCTGTAAAGCTGGCTATGGGCTTTCAGATTGCTTATTTGGATAGCTCTGGCATCATGACAGCCGATGATAAACAAACCATGGCAAGCGTTTCTATTGGTCGTACATCAATCAATTATGGCAGTCAACACCGTATTTCAGCAGGTCAAAAATTCAACCTTTGCTTGGATGCTGAAAACGCCCTAAAACAAGCTGGATTTAGCTTAATTGTGGGAGTTGATTATGATAGATAAACGGCTATTGACTGATACTATTTCTGTCCGAAAGGTTGATGGCAAAGATGATTTTGGAGATGTAACGTATTCTGACCCATTGGATATTAAGCCAGTAAGGTTTGATAGGTCGGTGGCTGTTACAGGTACTAACAACTCTAAAACAAGGCAGAAAGTGGGTACTGTTTACATTTACCCTAAGTTTGCAAGTGTGACAGTTGATGATAGTTGGCTGGGTGCAATCGTAAATGATGGGGCGCGTGATTACCTTGTTACTGGTTATGAGGTCAATACCCTTAACGGTAAAATTTTCAGTTATGAGGTGGAGGTTATCTGATGACTAAAGGATTTATTACCCATGCCCACGTTGACCTTGGAGGTGTCACTAAAAAAGTATCACCAGAGGCAGTTAGAAAAGGGCGGCAGGCTATGGCTAATCAAATTCTATTAGACACAGATGCCTATGTACCGTTGAGAGATGGATCTTTAAGAGCAAGCGCAAGTATTGGCTTACAAGGTGAGACTGTCAACTGGAATACTGTTTATGCTAGAGCACAGTTTTACGGCACAAATGGCATTGTGACTTTTAGAAAGTACACAACGCAAGGTACGGGTAAAAACTGGTATGTAAAAGCTAAAAACAAACACCTTGACAAGTGGAAAGATACAGCCGTTAAGGCTATGGGGCTTAAATAATGCAGAACAACAAAAATTTTCAAGAGGTCTTACTAGACCATATCAACGCTATTAAGGATTTGCCAATAAAATGTCGTTTGGATTATTTCAACGATGAGGGCGATGACTTGGTTATAAATGCTATACCTGGTGGCAAAATTGTCAAGGAATATATGGACTTGACCCGTGAGGTATCATTACCTTTTGAGATTGCGGTCAAGAGTAAGAATAACAGACTAGCTAGTGACATTATCTGGAAAATCAATGGGGATTTGTCTGAGTTTGACTTGGAACTACTTAGTACAGATGATTCTTACCATTTCCTGTCCTTGGAAGTGGATAAACCGGGTATCAATGGGCAGGATGAGCAAGGTTATTTTATCTATACCCTGCAAGTTCAAGCGCTTATCGAAATAGAAAAAGGAGAAGAACATGGCTAAAACAAAGAACGCAAAACGAAAACATGACATTGCACCGTTTGATCCAGAAAACCCAACTAAAGTACCAGATGAGGGGACATGGAAACGACTTGCTAGGTATATCGAGACTATCGATGATGAAACAGATGAGGACACAGATGATACTGGTTACTATGATGGCGATGGTACACCAGAAGAAACGGTTCTTTCTGTGGTTGGTGGTTACTCATTTGAGGGGCTTTATGATCCAGAAGATGAGGCACAGGCAATGATTGCTGCCATGAAATACAAGACGGGTGATGGTCGCCGCGTCTGGCATCGTGTAACAGAGTCAAACGGTAAAAAGAGCTTAACACAGGTTGCCAATGTATCTGAAATCAAAGCAGGTGCTGGTGATGCGACAGCTTATGAAGAATTTGGCTGCACCATCAAGTGGATTAAAGCCCCTATTGAAAAAGGAATTGCAGAGTAAGGAGGTAATAGAAAATGGGACGTACATTTGACCTAGGCGGTAATGATGAGGAAATCACCTTTAACATTGGTGATGAGAGTCTGTGTTTCCGCTCTACTGATGACCGCTTGAAATCAATGACAGAACAAGCCTCTGACTTGAAAGCTAAAGCTGAAACCATTGATGACAGTGATGAGTGGAAGGCGCGATCAGAACTGAAGGCTCTACTAGATGAGTTCTTTGAAATTATGTTTGATGAAACAGCTCCTCAGAAAATCTATGTGGCAGCTGGTGAGAATGCCATGGCTTACCTCAAGGTCTTTCTCAAAATCGCTGACGCTCTCCAAGAGACCAAGGCAGAAAAAGAAAACGATGCAATTTTCAAGAAGTATCTTGCCGAATAATGTTTGATATTTCCAAGAAAATGGAGGACAAGCTGGTACTCGGTGATAAGGAGTATCAGCTTTTTTTGTCATTTGACAGGGTCTTGCGAGTCTTTGATATGTGGCAGAACGAGGATGTACCAGACGGTATCAAACCTCAGTTAGCTCTCTCTATGCTAACCAAAGATGAAGATTTCCAATATTTGGATGTAGAGACGGCTTTTGAAATTTATCAAGAGGTATTTAAAAGACATATTAAGGTTGTTAAGCCTATTGATGAGGTAGATCGCTATGACATAGAGGGAAATCTCTTACCAAAGAAATCGCAGACTGCTGACAGTGATGAAAAGCCCCTGATGGTTATCAAGTATGATGGTGAGTATATTTTTGCATCGTTTTTACAGGCTTACCAGATGGACTTGATAGAGATGCAGGGAAAACTGCACTGGAAAAAGTTTAATGCTCTGTTATTTGGACTACCAGAGGGGACAAAGATGGTGGAGGTCATGAAAATTAGAGCTTGGAAACCAAGTAGTAATGACAGCCAAAAAGAAAGACAAACTATGAGGGAGTTGCAAGAACAGTATGCTCTCCCTAAGGAATAAAGTAGGAGGAAAGAGTATGGCAGATGGTAAGGTAACCATCACCGTTGACCTAGACGGAACCAGTGCTCAGCAGGGGGTCAAGCAACTCAAAAGCCTCTTGCAGGGACTAGGTGATAGCTCATCTGGTGGTTTTAACACAGGCACTAAGTCCGCTCTCAGTTTTGGTGCTGCAATAGGTGTAGCAACTAAGCTAGTTAGTGCGGGTATGAATGCTATTTCAAGCTCTATTGGCGGTGCTGTGAGTCGTGTGGACACTATGAACCGTTTCCCTGTCATGATGCAGGCAATGGGATTCTCCGCCCAAGATGCTCAAGGTTCTATTGATGACCTAGCTAAGGGAATTGATGGTTTGCCTACTGCTCTTGATGAGGTTGTTGGTACAACCCAGCAACTAGCTTTGATGACAGGTGACCTAGGGAAATCAACCAAGTTAACTCTAGCATTGAATAATGCCTTTTTGGCATCGGGTTCATCTAGTGCAGATGCAAGCCGTGGTTTGCAACAGTTTACTCAGATGTTGTCATCTGGCAAGGTGGATATGCAGTCATGGAAAACCCTTATGGAAACCATGCCTCTAGGGCTCCAAAAGACAGCGGAAGCTTTTGGGTTTGCAGGAGCATCAGCTAAGAATGACCTCTATGAGGCTTTGAAAAAAGGTAATATCACCTTTGATCAGTTTTCTGAGAAATTGATTGAGCTTGATGGGGGTCTGGGTGGTTTTGCGGAACTAGCACGCATTAACTCTATTGGTATTGCGACATCGTTTAAAAACTTACAAACAGCTGTGGTGCGTGGTGTTGCTAACATGATTAGCGAGTTTGACAAGGCTGCAAAAGCTAAGGGGCTTGGTGGGATTGCTGAGAACTTGAATAAGGTTAAAGGTGCAATTTCAACAGCTTTTGATAAGGCTACCCCTTATATAAGTAAATTTGTTGATGTGATTGCTGCTGGTGTTGACCGTGTCAAAGAGTTTTGGAACGGTTTCAAGGGTAGTGGTGCAATCTCGGCAGTAAATAACGCTTTTTCTCATATTAAAGCAGCTTTTGATCATGTTGTTCAGTCTCTAGGTAGTAACAAGGAGGTTTTCAAAAGTATTGGTGATGCAATTGGGGATGTTGTGACCCAGATAGCTCAGTTTGCAGGCGGTGTGGCTGATTTTATCTCTCAAATGCCTCCAGAAACTATCCAAGCAATCGCAAGTGCTGTGGTTGGCGCGGTGTTAGCTTTTAAAGGTTTTAAGACTGTATCGGGTGTTTTGAAAGGTGTATCAACATCTTTTGACTTAATCAAAGCGGCTTTAACAGGCAATCCTTTCATGGTTGCAGCTGTGGCTATCGGTGCTTTGGTTGGCTGGTTTATCCAAGCCTATACAACCAGTGAGACATTTAGAAATAAGGTTAATGAAGTCGTTGAAATATTGGGGGAAGTGGCAAGTAAGGTAGCTGAGTTCTTATCAGGAATTGACCCATCTTTTTTAGCTATAGCTGGCGCAGGGATTGCAACCTTGATTAGTAACTTTAAAGGATTGAATTTCTTATCTAAATTTAATCCCTTTAGGATTTTCAAGAAAAATGCTAAAGATGCCTTTGATGGTGCTAGTGGGTCAGCAAGTCAGTCTAAAGGTATCATTGAGCAAGTCTTTTCTGGGCTTGGTACGTTGATAACCTCTATTGCCCAAGGCATTTCAACCGTTTTACAGGGGCTAGCAACCGCTCTATCTACTGTTGCACAGGGATTTGGTACAGCAGCGGCTATGGCAAGTCCTGCCCAATGGTTATCAATGGGGGCAGCTATGCTCATGGTTGGTGCTGGTGTTGCTTTGGCAAGTGCTGGTATCTATGTCTTGGTGCAAGCGGCAATACAGTTGGCATCTGCTGGTAGTGGTGCAGCAATTGCCCTTGCTGGGTTAGGTGTTGGTATTGCTGCTTTAGCTGGTGTATTTGCCTTATTAGGTCCAGCTTTATCTGCTGGCGCAATAGGTATTGTTGCATTTGGTGCAGCAGTTGCCTTGATAGGTGCTGGTGTTTATGCGGCATCAGCTGGGTTATCTATGCTTGCTGGACACTTACCAACTATTGCAACTTATGGAGCTAGTGCAGCAGTAGGTATTGCTGCATTAGGTGCTGGGCTACTTGCAATGGGTGCTGGTGCCATGGTCGTAGGTGCTGGGCTTGTTGTTGTCGGTGCTGGTCTAGCAGTTGTTGGAGCTGGTGCAGTAGTAGCTGCTACTGGTGCTATTGCACTAGGTGCCGGGTTACTTGTTGCCGCCGCTGCTGTTGCTGCTTTTGGTCTAGCCTTGCAACCCGTGGCATCAGCCGTTAAGAAAATGGGTCAAGGTGCAAAGGATGCAGGGACTGGTACAAAACAGCTTGCTAGTGGGTTGAAATCCATTACTAGTCTACCTCTAGGCAGTTTAGTTACTCATCTAGGAGCAGTTGCTATTGGTATTGGTAAAATCTCTGGGAAAGGTGGGGAGATTGCTAGTGTTGGTGCAGGTATGAAGCAGCTAGGACAGGGATTAACAACTATTGCCACATCTGGCATGATGGCAGTAACCGCTATGACTGTCATAGGCACAGCTATTACCCAATTATCAACACAGATGACCACCTTGCCAGCCACTTTGACTTTAGCAGCTGCTGGATTTACGACTTTTTCAAGTCAAGCAGTAGCTGGTGTGGCAGGATTATCAGCCATCAATGCTCCTATTGCTATGTTTAAATCTCAAATAATGACCATTACACCGGCATTAATGATGGCAAGCTCTGGCTTTACCTTATTTGGCTCAAAAGCCATGGTTGTTGGTGTAGCTCTAGCAATGATGTCATCTGGCTTTGCGCAAGTATCATCAAGTGCTGCTGGCGCATCTTCCCAAGTGATAAATATGGCTACTAGCACACAATCAGTTATTGCAGCCTTTAACGCTATGCGTGGACAAGTGCAATCATCAATGCAAGCTATTTTATCTGTTATCACGTCTGTTGGTAATCAGATGAAGTCACAAGGTAGCCAAATAGGACAGCAGACAGCCCAAAATATCGCTCAAGGTATTAGTGGAGGCATTGGACAATCAACAGGAGCAATGCAGGCTCTAATGAATGCAGTAAGGTCTGTTGCTATGTCTGGTGTGGGTTCAATGCGTGGCATTGGTGCAATGATTGGGCAAGGTCTAGCTCAAGGTATGCTGTCAGCTTTGGGAACTGTAACAGCTGCCGCAAATGCTTTGGTCTCACAAGCAGAACGAGCAGCACAGGCCAAGGCACTCATCCACTCACCGTCAAGGCTTTTCCGTGACAATGTTGGACGCTTTATCTCGCAAGGTATGGCGGTTGGTATCTTGAAAGATGCCTATAAGGTAGATGATGCCATGGGTGATGTATATAGCCAAATCCAAGCCTTTCAGTATAAGGCGGAAGATGTTCTTGGTGTTGGTAAGGCTAAGTTATCTAAAGTGGTACAGGTAAAATCAGATCTTGAAAGAGCTATCAAGGCGACGGTTGAAGTTGCAAAAGAAAAGAGCGATTCCCTACTGGAAAAAGCTCTGAATGTGGCTGAGGAGACCGCTAAACGCCCAGTTGAAATGCGACTTGATGACGGTACTCTGGTTGCTAAGACAGGCGATAAATACGATAGGTACCAAGCAGAACAAACTAGACGAAAAAACAGAATGAGAGGGATAACTATATGACAAAAGAAATGACATTCAACGGTGTTGACATGTCGCGCTTCTTTAGAATTACAGAGATTATCCGCCCAATTGGAAACAAAAGGAGCGTATCAACAAATGACGCTCCTTTATTGGGTGTGAATATTCAACAAGTGAAACGTGGGGCGAAAGAACACACCATTAAATTTGACATTAAAACTACAAATGCAATGGAGATGGAGCAATTAAAACATGAATTAGCTGGTGTTTTAAATGTTCTTGAACCAGTTAAGATTACTTACAGTGATGAGCCAGATAAGTATTATATGGGGTTTCCAATAGATGACATTACCCCTGATAACTTAACAAGATGGTTTCAACGTTCAGAATTTAAAATCATTATCCCAGACGGTGTTGCTCATAGCTCCACTTATCGCAAGTTTAATAGTGAAGTGGATGCTGTTGTAACTAAGGAAAAAATGTTGTTTTCTCTAACAAACAATGGGACTGAGCCAGCATTCCCGATTGTGAGAGTTAAACACAATGCAGAAAATGGATATATTGGTTTAGTAAATGAAAATTCCGCTTTTGAGGTTGGAAATCAAGAAGAGGCTGATACAGAAATCAGCAAGCAATCAGAGTTATTGTTTGATTATCGAGATGATAGCATCCTAACTGGTTTTAGTAAAGCGGATAAAAATGTTGCTATTAATAATACAGGTTTGCTAAGTTTTACAAATACAATTGGAACAATCAGTGTTTGGGGGCGAAATCACTTAAATTTGTCTGCTAGAGGAAGCCTATCTGGTTACAATGCTGGTAGTTTAACATGGAAAATTCCCAATGATAGTTCTGGTGGTGTTGGTTCTCTTGATGATTATATCTGGTGGAGACAGATATTTTGGTTAGGTGCTGCTAATCAATATGGGTTTATGCAAGTAACGGTATCAGATACTGATGGACAATTTTTATATGGTGTTGAGACTTTCAAACGTTCTCAAGGTCTAGAGTGCGAATATAATTTCTTAGCTAGTGACGGAAAAGGAGGCTTTAATGTCTTGAAAAAATGGACGTTTACAGGAACTCATCTTGATGAGCATAACCCGTTTAATAGTACCCGTGGCTGGTCAGACATCAAACGCAATGATGATAAGGTTCAGGTTTACTGGTGGGGGTCTTATCCTGTTTTTACTATTCCAGAAATAAAGGGTAAAAAGTCCGCAAAAGTACATGTTATTTTAGGAACAATAGGTGATAAACCACTTGTTACTCACATGTATCTAGATAGTATCTATTACAGAAAAGACTTTGTGCCAGTTACAAAGAATATCCCTAATCGTTTTACAATTGGTTCAAATGTTGTCATCAACAGTGAAGATGACACAATTTATATTGATGGTATTGCAAAATCTAGCGAGGCTGTTGATGGCTCAAGATGGCTATCAATACCACCCGGCAAATCACAACTAGAGCTTTATGTTTCTAGCTTTGTACAGAAGAAACCAACCGTATCAATAGAATTTGAAGAAAGGTGGTTATAAATTATGCTTTTAACAATTCATGATGCAAACTTACAAAAGGTAGCATTTATTGATAATGATAAACAAAGCACGTTGAATTATTATGATGACACTTGGACTAGAAACTTAGAAACAGGGTCATCTACCTTTGAATTTACGGTATTTAAAAAAGCAATTAAGTCTGATACAGCATCACACAAAACATATAACCATTTGAATGAGAAAGCCTTTGTTTCTTTCAAGCACCGTGGTAAAAGTTATGTCTTTAGCGTGATGACAGTTGAAGAAAATGAGCAAACTATTAAATGCTATTGTGAAAATCTAAATCTTGAGCTTATCAATGAATATGCAAACCCATATAAGGCAGCTAAAGCCATGTCTTTTGTGGAGTATTGTAATGCTATGGACTTGTTAAACTTTACCCATTTATCCGTTGGTATCAATGAAATTTCAGACCAAAAACGAACGCTTGAATGGGAGGGACAAGATACTAAACTCGCCCGTCTATTGAGCCTAGCTACCAAGTTTGATGCAGAGATTGATTTTGATACAGAATTAAATTCAGATAGTTCTATTAAATCATTTAAAGTCAACGTTTATCATGAATATGATGATAAGCATCAAGGTGTTGGGCGTGTTAGAAACGATATTCAACTAACATACGGAAAAAATTTAAAATCAATTAAACGCACAGTTGATAAGACTGGTATTTATAACGCTGTACGACCAACAGGAAAAGGAAAAACAAAGGGTACAGATGGAAATGAAGTCGAGACTATTGTAACTATTGGTAGCTTGGGCGTATGGTCTGAAAATAACGCTGATGGGGTACGTGAGTTTTACCAAAGTGGAGAGATGTTATATGCTCCGTTATCAATGCAAATGTACCCATCAACTTTTACATCTGGTACACAAAGTGACCAGTGGATAAGAAAGGATATAGAGGTTGAGAGTGATAATCCAACTGTTATCCGAGCTGCTGGTATTCGTGACCTTAAAAAAAACGCTTACCCAGCTCTAACTTATGATGTCGATGGTTTCCTTGATGTGGAAATTGGGGATACTGTAAGAATTTATGATGATGGTTTTACACCTATTCTATTGATTAAAGCTAGGGTATCAGACCAGAAAATAAGTTTTACTAATCCCAAGAGTAATAGAACAACTTTTGCTAATTTCAAAGCACTTAAAAACAATCTATCTAGTGGTATTCAATCAGCCTTTGAGCGACTTTTTGAGGCTGCTAAACCTTATACTATTAAACTTGCAACAGACAATGGCGTTATTTTTAAGAACCAAATAGGACAAAGCCTTGTTACTCCAACTCTTTATAAAGGTGGTAAACCAATAGTAGCTGGTGTTACATGGCGTTGGTCATTGAATGAAGAAGAAGTAACAACAGGCATGACTTACATTGTTAAAGGCTCAAGTGTAATTGATACAGTAACTTTGACAGTAGCAGCTTATGTTGGCAATGATGAGGTTGCTGTTGATGAGATTTCATTTGTCAATGTTGTTGATGGCAAACACGGTAATGGTATCGCTAATGTCACTAACTACTATCTAGCTACAGTAGCATCAACTGGTATTACTGAAAATAGTTCAGGTTGGACAACTACCCCACAATCCATGACAGAGGAAAAACGCTACTTATGGAATTATAGGGTTGAACTTTACACCAATGGTACAAGTAAAACTACCGCCCCAGTTATTATTGGTGTACATGGGTCAAAGGGGGACAAGGGAGGTTTTTCAGAAGAACAATTAGATGAAGTTAATAAAAAAATTGATAGTAAAGCTGACCAAGTCCTAACGCAAGAGCAACTAAATGCTCTAAATGAAAAAGCACAGCTCCTAGATGCTGAGATGAAAGCAAAAGCATCAATGGAGGCGTTTAGTGAATTGGAAAAAGCCTATAACGCTTTTGTTGAAAATAATGCTAAAGATACAGCGAAATCTGAAAAAGATTTGATTGAAGCCGGAAGAAGGATTGAGTTGCTAACAACACAATTTGGAGGATTGGCAGAGCTAAAAACATTCATTGATACCTATATGAAAAGCACCAATGAGGGATTGATTATCGGTAAGAATGATGCTAGCTCAACTATCAAGGTATCGAGTGATAGAATTTCCATGTTTTCTGCTGGTCGTGAGGTTATGTATATCAGTCAAGGAGTTATCCATATTGATAATGGTATCTTTACCGCATCAGTACAGATTGGAAAATTTAGAACAGAACAGTATCACTTAAACGCTGATATGAACGTAATTAGATATGTTGGATAAGGAGGTAAAAAATGGCTGAATTTTGGTCAAATAGTGATAGAGGTTATCGCCTAAGACTCACTATAGAGCAGTTATCTCAAAATGTAGTAGCTAATACAAGTGAAATCAGGGTAAAACTTGATTTGCTTAATACAACGACTACATTTACACAATACAACTGTTCAGCGTATGTCGATTTCAATGGCCAGAGATTAGATTGGAGCGGTAGCCTGTCTATGCTAAGCTACAATATGACTATCAATTTAATCGAACGAAAGGTTACAATATCTCACAACCAAGATGGCTCAAAAAGTTTTGGTTTAATGGCAAGTTTTAGCGGTTCTGGTGGGTGGTCTCCTGGCAACTTAAAAATTAGTGGCAATACGTTTACACTAACGACTATTCCACGAGCTAGCTCTATTACTGTAGAAGATGTTGTGATTGGTAGTCCGTTTACTATTGACATTAATCGTCAAAGTACCAGCTATACTCACACATTAAGGTACTCTTGGTTTAATAAAACTGGCACTATTGCAACGGATGTTGGTACAACAACAACTTGGACAATTCCAAATCACTTTGCCAATGACATCCCAAATTCAACAAGTGGCAGTGGGATGATATACATTGATACGTATAATGAAAATACAAAGATTGGTACACGGCAGGTGAGATTTACAGCAAGTGTACCGCCTAGCATGAAACCTACACTTTCTAGTGTTACTTTAACAGATACAAATGGAGTTGCTAGGGGATTATTATCTGGTAATAATTTCTTGCAAGTTATTTCAAACATACAGGTTACGTTTGATGGTGCTAGTGGCTCTTACAGCTCATCTATAACTGGATATAAGGCTGAGATTGTAAATAAAAATCAAGTTACAAACTCAAATGGCGGTACGCTAGGTATTATGAATTTTAATGGTTCTGCTACTGTCCGTGCAAGTGTTTTTGATAGCAGAGGTAGGCAATCAGATGCTAAAGATATTACAATTAATGTCATTGAGTATTTTGCGCCAATTTTTAGCTTTACTGCACTTAGAACTAGAGCAAATCCTAATATAATTCAAGTTATAAGGAATGCTAGAATATCCCCTATCTCACTTTATGGTAATCAGAAAAATGTTATGACACTATCATTCAAAGTAGCCCCTCTTGGTAGTACATATTACACATCTGATAATGGTTCAGCTTCTGGTGTTTGGACAAGTGTATCAAACCTCACAAATTCACAGGCAAATCTATCTGGTAATTATATTGCTACTAAATCTTTTGTAGTAATAGGTACATTATCAGATAAATTCACAAGTACAGAATTTTCAGCAACAGTTGGAACAGAAAGTGTTGTGATGAGTTATGACAAAGATGGGCGTGTTGGTATCGGAAAAATCGTTGAACAAGGTAGAGCCGGTTCAATAGATGTGGCTGGTGATGGCTATATTGGTGGGAAGTTTTACGTAGGAAATAACGAAATAAAACCGGGTCTAACTAAAACTGAAATATTGGATATGATTTATCCTGTTGGTTCTATTTACATTAGTATTAGCTCATCTAACCCATATTCCACTATGGGTGGTACATGGCAACGTTTCGCAAATGGTAAAACGCTGGTTGGTGTTGATGAATACGACAGTGATTTTAATTCTCCTAATAGAACAGGAGGGGAAAAAGCCCATCAAACTACTGTGGAAGAAATGCCATCACATGCTCATCAATTTAACACAGAGGCGGCTGGTAGCCCAATTGCTCTGGGTTGGGAAAATGGAAATAACAGTGCTATGCGTGCGAAACTAGGAAACTATACTATGGGTTTGCCTACGACGAGTGTCGGTGGTAATAAGCCGCACAATAACTTACAGCCTTACGTCACTGTTTATATGTGGCGCAGAACAGCGTAAAAAATCCCACTAACTATTGGGATAATGAAAGTATGAAAGGAGGTCTTAATATGATTAACAATTTACCTTTAGAATTAGCTAGCGAGCCATCTCTTGATTATCTCAACGGACAACCACATAGAACAAGAGTAACTTTAACAAACGCTGATAGCGCTTATTACCCTGTCTTTTTTGAGCCAGATGCTATTAATAAGTCATTACCAGAATTGTTAACAATGGCACTTGATGTTGTTTATAACAAAAATTTCTCGCAACGTGCAGAAGATGAGCGATTTGAGTTATTAGATTCTAAGATTGCAGAAAGTGATGCTGCTACAAACAGGGCAAATGAAGCTGTTAAGAAGATTGAAACTCAAATAGAAAAAGAGAAGAAGACATCAGGAACGGCTCAAGCTTCTATTTTAGAACTAATCACTCTACTATATTTCAAGGGAGTTATCTCTGATGAAGACTTTACAACAATTACTAGCGAAAGCTAAAGCTTATTTATTACAACAAAGGAGTATTGACATGATGATTAAATTATTTGCCATTAATATTGTAGAAGGACGTTTCCCATTTCATAAAGTACCAACTATTTTAAAAACTAAAGTAAAAGAGCAGATTGTTTTAATTGTTGGAGATGACAATCAAGAACTTATCAAAGAACTAACTGAGTCAAAAGAGGAGTAACATGTCTATGATTATTGATTTGAGTAATCTTGCTCATCTGTTTAGTGACTTAACAAAAACATTGGAAATTCATATTTTTACAATTTTTGTCTGCTTTGATATTTTTACAGGACTTGTCAAAGGGATTACTAATAAAAAAGCTAACAGCACCAAGGGATTATCTGGCATCATAAAACATTTTCTTGTTGTGTTGCTAGTTTATACTGTCTATCCTTATCTCATTTTGTTAGGGGCAAAAGCCGTTGCCGTTGCATTTGTTCTTTTCTTTATCGCAGCTTATGGCATTTCAATTATTGAGAACTGGGGGCAGCTTGGGCTACCAATGCCATCATTTGTTAAAATGTTTTTTGAAAAACTCAAACGGGATACAGACCAGTTTGATATTGCGACAATCAAAATAGATAAAACAGGTGTCAAAGTTCAGACACCTGCTTCAAATCTAGAACAACTAAAAAAGGAGAACAACAATGAATGATTTCACAACACAAATGACAACCACTTTTTTATCTTTTGCAGGTATTATTATAGGCTATATGGTGCATCAACTTAAAAAGTTTTTGTTAACAAAGGGGGGCGAAAAGGCTGTTAAAATTACGGAAATTATCGCACGTAATGCTGTTGAAGCTGTTGAACAAGTTTCAAATGAATTAAACTTGACAAGCGAAGACAAACTAACTAAAGCAAAATCCGCTGTTATTGATGGCTTATCTCAATACAATATTAACCTTACAGAAACACAGCTAGAAACGTTTATTGAAGCTGCTGTTAAACGGATGAATGACGAGTGGAAGAAAGGTCAGTGATATGGCAATAGAGACTGAAAAAGCCATTTCTTGGATGGTAGCTAGACAAGGGGCTGTTTCTTATTCCATGGATTACCGAAATGGTCCAAGCTCCTATGACTGCTCAAGTGCTATTTATTATGCTTTGATGTCAGCAGGTGCTATCTCTGCTGGCTGGGCTGTAAATACAGAATATATGCATGATTGGCTTATCAAAAATGGATATGTATTGATTGCAGAAAATCAAGATTGGAATAGCCAAAGGGGTGATGTTGTTATTTGGGGGCTACGTGGTCAGTCTGCTGGAGCTGGTGGTCATGTCGTAATGTTTGTAGATTCAGACAACATCATTCACTGTAATTATGCCAATAATGGCATTACCATCAATAACTACAATCAGACCGCTGCTAGCGCTGGCTGGATGTATTCTTATGTTTACCGTTTAGCCACCCCAGCAACAACTTCAACGGCTGGGAAAAGTCTCGATACCTTAGTTAAGGAAACCTTGGCTGGTAACTACGGTAACGGAGAAATGCGTAAGGCAGCCCTTGGTAATCAATATGATGCTGTCATGGTAGTCATCAATGGCAAATCTACGACAGCTCAAAAGTCAGTTGACCAACTGGCGCAGGAAGTGATTGCTGGTAAGCACGGTAACGGTGAAGGCCGTAAAAAGGCACTTGGGAGCCAGTATGACGCTGTTCAAAAGAGAGTAACCGAAATGCTAAAAACTAGTACATCAGGAAACACCTCTAAAACACCATCAGAGCCATCTAATAGCGTGGTGGTAAATTCATCCACCGAACCCAAGACAGAGGAAACTGGGGCAACTGGTAAAGCGACAGATACCAAAATCACTAAAGAAGATGGTGACTTGTCCTTTAACGGTGCAATCCTGAAAAAATCTGTCCTTGATGTTATCCTTGCTAAGTGTAAGGAACACAATATCCTACCTAGCTACGCTATTACCGTTCTACACTTTGAGGGGCTTTGGGGTACCTCAGCCGTAGGTAAGGCAGATAACAACTGGGGAGGCATGACATGGACTGGTAAAGGAGAGCGTCCAAGTGGTGTGACTGTCACCCAAGGAACAGCAAGACCAGCTAATGAGGGTGGACATTATATGCACTATGCCTCTGTAGATGACTTTCTTACAGATTGGTTCTACCTGCTACGTTCAGGAGGTAGCTACAAGGTTTCAGGAGCCAAAACCTTTAGCGATGCTGTCAAAGGCATGTTTAAAGTCGGTGGGTCTGTCTATGATTATGCTGCTAGCGGCTTTGATAGCTACATCGTTGGAGCTTCCAGCCGTCTCAAGGCTATTGAGCAGGAAAACGGTTCTTTGGACAAGTTTGATAAAGCTACCGACATTGGTGTCGGTAGCAAAGACCAGATTGACATTACCATTGCAGGTATTGAAGTTACCATCAATGGTATCACTTATGAACTGACTAAAAAGCCAGTTTAGTTTAGAAATACGATAAGACAAAATAAGCCCCTAGGTTGTTTATACCTAAGGGCTTTATAAAGTCTTTTTAAATAGACCATCTATGAAAAGTCCATTTTTTCGGACTTTTTCCGGATATATAAGTAAGGGGGATAAAAATGAATGAAACGCTGTATATCTTTTTAGAAGGAAAAGCTAAGGGGTGGTTTGAGGACACCGTGAATGTTGTTAGAAAGAATGGAAAGATATTTGATTTTGTATTAGATGGCGAGAAGATACAGCCTCATGAGGTGGTAAGTATTGAGATATTTGATGATGTTATTAAAGAGATTTCTTCTTATTTAAACTAAGATATTTAGATACATTGCTTGAGATACGCTTCTCTTTTC